AAAAGGAAAAACAATTGATGTTAAATCTACGCGACATAAAAATGGCAGATTACTTGCGACATTAAAAAAAGTTGATGATCCTTGCGATATTTATGTTCTGGCTATTGTGGATGATTTTGGAGCTGATATTGTTGGGTGGTGTAGTAATGACGAGTTATTTTCTGATAAAAACAAAATTGATTTAGGTCATGGTATTGGATATGGATTAAATCAAGAATATCTAAATAAATTTAAAAATGATAAATCCTAATGAAGCAATAGACTACATAATCAAGCACTCACAGGCTTATGCTAAAGCTAAAGCTCAAGTTACTTATTTGACTGAGTACCGCAAGACTAAGAAAGCTATTTGTTTCCAATCAAGCCCACGCACAACAATGGCAGAGAAAGAGGCAGACGCTTATGCCCATCCAGAGTACCAGGCTGTATTGGAAGGCCTTAGGGAGGCCGTAGAGGAGGCTGAGAGGCTTCGCTGGATGCTGATAGCAGCACAGGCCAGGGTAGATGTTTGGCGCTCTTATGAGGCTTCTAATCGCAGTATAGATAAAAGGACAATGTAATGGATAAAAATGTACAGGCAGTTAGGCAAAAGCTGGCAGATCGAGCTGAGTTCGGCATGATGAAATACGGTGTTAGCACAGAGCGTACAGACTTATCTGCAAAGCAATGGCTTATTCACGCACAAGAGGAAGCGATGGATTTAGCTGTGTATCTGCAAAGATTAATTGATGACATGAATGACTAAAGACGAAAAGAAATATCTGTCGAAACTGGTAGACATTGGCTGTATAATTTGCTATAGGAATGGCTATCCTCAGACACCGGCAGAAGTGCATCATGTCAGGGGATTGGGGCTAGGAATGGGGGTAAGAAGTGGGCATTACGACACTATCCCACTTTGCCCAAGCCACCATAGAGGTAATGATGGGTATCACGGCATGGGTCGCAAAGCCTTTGAGCGCAAATACCAGATCACCGAGATTGACTTACTTATTCAAGTTAAGGGGTTGCTGAATTAACGCCAATTATGACCATTTTTAACTGCGTAAACTGTACCTAAAGATATATTAAATGCTTTAGAGATAAGTAGTGTAGATATTTTGTTCTCAATAAGAAATTTAATTGCATTTACTGAATTTTCATTTAATATTGCTCTGCCGTTGTTTGATCCTTTATTTGTTTTATGTTTTACTAAATCTTCATAATTTTGTTTTGGATAGCCATAAGATAAATTAGATACTTTATTATTGTATTTATTGCCATCTAAATGTCTAATTACCATTCCTTCGGGTCTATCACCAATAAAAAGTTTTGCAACAGTTGTATGTATATATATAGATTTTTGTCCAGTTCCATCAATATCTTTTAATGATACGCTAAGGTATTGTGTTGCTGAATTTAATTTTCTCAAAATAAATCCAGATGATGTTTTTTTTGCAAAATTACCAAAGTTACTTATTTGATAGTGTTGTTCGTATTTAGGTAAATCAGTCCAAATTTCATTAAGGTTTTCCATGAAAAAATCCAGTAAAGATAAAAAGATATCTAAAGTATACACTGAATTCAAAAAAGGCACATTGCACTCAGGAAAAGGCGGCCCTGTAGTAAAGAATCCTAAGCAAGCTATCGCAATTGCATTATCAGAGGCAAAAATTGCCAAGAAAGGGAAGAAAAAATGAAAGGTTTAAAAAGCTGCGGTAAATGCAAGGGCGGTGAGTGCAAAGGCGGTAAGAATTGCATGAGGGAAGAAAAAGAAGAAAGCATGGAGCATTCCGGTAAAAATGGCAAAAAAGGCATGACTGTAGCCATTATGGTTGCTATGCCTAAACGTGGCTCGCGTACAGCTACTAATAAGGCGAAGAAGAAATGAAGCCTGGACTTTACGCAAACATTAACGCAAAACGCAAGCGTATCACTGAAGGCTCAGGCGAAAAGATGCGTAAGGTAGGCGCTAAAGGCGCTCCGACTAAAGCTGATTTCAAAGAATCGGCTAAGACTGCAAAGAAAAAGAAATGACAGCGGCTTGGACTAAAAAGTCAGGTAAGAACGCCAAAGGCGGCTTAAACGAGAAAGGTCGGAAGTCTTACGAGGCTGAAAATCCTGGCTCTGATCTAAAGGCTCATGTAAAGACAGGTGATAATCCACGTAGAGCTAGTTTCTTGGCTCGAATGGGTAATATGCCAGGGCCAGAGCGTAAGCCAGACGGTGAACCTACTAGACTGCTGTTAAGTTTAAAGGCATGGGGCGCTAACTCAAAGGCTGACGCAAAGAGTAAAGCTGCTGCAATATCTGCAAGAAACAAGAAAAAATGAGCCATCAAAGCCAGCTAGACTTCGTTGCAGGTGTAAAAGCTAGATTCCCTGATTACTTTACCGACAAAAAGGTATTAGAAATTGGCTCTCTTGACATCAATGGCTCTATTCGTACCTTTTTTGATACTACTAGCTATATTGGCGTGGACGTTGGAGAGGGTCGTGGAGTTGACGTTGTAGCTATGGGAGAAGATTTAGTATTTCCTGAAAGCTACTTCGATGTAGTGGCAAGCTGTGAATGTTTTGAGCATAACGAACAATGGGTTAAAACCTTTGAGAATATGGTCAGAATGGCTAACGGATTAGTATTTTTTAGTTGCGCTACTACTGGGAGGCCTGAGCATGGAACCAGCAGGACTAGCAGGGCTGACAATCCTTTTCTTGGCGATTATTATCTTAACTTAACAGAGCAAGACTTTAGAGATAAGTGCGATTTAAGCAAGTTTGAGCAATACGAATTCTCGACTAATGACTCACCTGCTGATCTTTACTTCTGGGGCTTATGCAAGCAATCGTGATATGTAGTACAGGGAATGTTGGCTTAACGGTACTGGTAACTGCTTTGGAGGTCTATGCGCCTCACATACCAGTGTACATAAGCTGCAATACGCCTAAATGTTTCGGTAAGCACATAAAGATGATTCCGAACATGGAGTCTAACTTTGGTGATGCCTACAATGTAGCTACAGACTATGCGTTTGCTCAAGGATATGATTCTGTAATCTTGGCTAATGATGACGTAGTACCTACACCTAGCACTATTACTAAAATGGCAGTAGATTGGGATTTGCTCAAGAACGCAGGGTATAAGGTTGGCTTCTTGGGTACTAGGTCAGACTTTGTATTGCCTGAGCAAAATATACGTTATCCTATTGTCGATGATGATTTTGTAGGTTTACGCTATCGCAGCGAGGGATTTATAAAGAAAGCCAATACCATTGCGCCAATATTTGCAGCGGTATCAAAGGAAGCCTGGCAAGCAGCTAAATTCCCAAGCGTAAACTGGTATTCTGATAACATTATTTGTGATGACATGACTAAGGCTGGCTTCACGCATTGGGTGAGTAGAGGCTATGTGCATCACGCAGGCAGCCAGACAGTAGGCGATAACTTCGCTAAATGTCATGAGGATAGTAGGGCATGGATACGGCAGAATAGGCCTGATGTATACGATACGTATTATTAAGCATGACACCTGAAAGGTAATGCAAAAATGGAAACAGAAATCACCAAAGTGCAGGAAGATGCACGAATAGCTAATCTTACTAACATGGGTAAGGGTAGGACTAAGGGAGTACCTAACAAGAGTACGCAGATAGTTAGGGAAGCTATTGCTAATCTACTAGAGCGCAATGCTCCGAACATGGATAGATGGCTCAATGAAGTAGCGCAAGAAGACCCGTATAAGGCACTAGACTTGATGAATAAGCTCAGTGAGTACCATATACCTAAGTTGGCTAGGACAGAGGTCACAGGCGCAGACGGTGGAGCGCAACAACACGTGGTCACATGGCAGAAATAGTAATTCCGTATCAGCCAAGAGAGCCTCAGTTACAGATGCACGAGGCTATGGACGGCACTAGATTCGCTGTAGTTGTAGCCCATCGTCGCATGGGCAAGACTGTAGCGGCCATTAACCACTTGATTAAGTCTGCTGTAGAGTGCGACAAGGATGAGCCTAGGTTTGCTTACATTGCGCCTACTTACGGCCAGGCTAAGAGGGTGGCATGGGATTACCTAACTAAATTCACAAGGCCACTAAATGCAACTCACAACATTTCTGAACTCAGGGCTGACTTCTGGGGACGCCGCATTAGTCTTTATGGTAGCGACAATCCTGATAGTCTCCGTGGTCAATACTTCGATGGAGTTATATTGGATGAGATCGGAGATCAAGACCCGAAGATTTGGAATGAAATTATCCGGCCAGCTCTGTCTGATAGGCTTGGTTGGTGCATGTTCGTGGGTACTCCTAAAGGGCGAAACCACTTTGCTGACCTAAGAGATAGGGCTGAGAGTGCTGATGATTGGAAGCTGCTAGAGTTTAAAGCCAGCGAGACCAAGATTCTGCCTGAGTCTGAGCTTGATTCTGCCCGTAAAGAGATGGGCGATGACAAGTATAACCAAGAGTTTGAGTGTTCATTTAACGCTGCGGTAGAGGGTAGCTACTATGGTCAGATCATCAATACTATCGAGGAAAAAGGCCATATCACCCGTATTGAGCGCGACGATCTTTGCCGGTCTTTTGTTGCTTGGGACTTGGGTATGGGCGATTCTACTTGTTTGTGGGTGGCTCAATTGGTTGGCAAAGAAGTGCGGCTTATTGACTGCATCGAGAACCACGGACAAGGTTTGGACTGGTATGTACGCTGGCTGCAAGACAATGACTATGCGCGGTGGGAGCAGTTCTTACCACACGACGTTGAGGTTAGGGAACTTGGAACGGGAAGGTCTCGCAAAGAAGTACTCATGGAAGCAGGACTGAATATCACTGTTGCGCCTAGATTGTCGGTAGCTGACGGTATTCAGGCTGTAAGACGGTTGCTTCCGCGCTGCTGGTTTGACCCAAAGACTAAGCCTGGCCTTGATGCTTTACGCAACTATAGGCGTGAGCATGACGAGAAACGCAATGTATTCTATGAGAAACCCTTGCATGATTGGGCATCACACTACTCAGATAGCTTCAGATATCTAGCGATTTCGCTTGACGAAGGTACTGATTCGTGGTCGTCAAAGTTGCCAAATAACGTGCAATGGGTTGTATAATTGGAAAAATTCTAGGGGTAGCTTATGCAGTCAGAAGAAATTAAAGCAATTGTTGAGGCAGAGATTGATAACTCCATTGGCTTTATTGACTCTGAGACTACAGACCAGCGTCAAAAGGCGCTTGAATACTACCTGCGTGATCCTTACGGTAATGAGCAAGAAGGTCGCAGCCAGATCGTAACAGGGGAGGTCGCCGAAGCAATTGACGGAAGTCTGCCGCAGCTAATACGTGTGTTCACCACGACAGAAGATATTGTCTTGTTTGAGCCACAATCTGCTGGCGACGAGGAAGCTGCAAAACAAGCAACTCAGTATTGCAATTGGGTATTCTATCGGGATAATCCTGGCTTCCTGATCCTGCATAACTGGTTTAAAGATGCACTAATGCAAAAAGTAGGCGTTGTTAAAGCCTATTGGGATGCTAAAGAAGATGTTACTAAGGAATCTTACAAGAACCTTACAGATGATGAACTTGCTTTATTGCTATCAGACGAGTCGCTAGAGATCGTCAAGCAAAAGTCTGAAGTCGTTGATATGTCCGGTATGCCTATCATGCTGCACAATGTGACGATCAAGAAGGTCAAGAATACAGGCCAGGTCGTCATTGAGAACGTACCACCAGAAGAATTCCTAATTAGCAAGAACGCTAAAACTATTGCAGATAGTCCATTCACAGCACATCGTCGCTTGGTTCCACGGTCTGAGCTTATTGCAATGGGTTACGATAAAGACATCATCGATAACCTACCTACTTACGATGACCTAACATTCTCTCCTGAGCGTCTTGCTCGATTTGACCAAGGTGAACAGCCGGATGATGAGAGCCTTGATCCATCAATGCAGCGTCTTGAGGTATATGAGTGCTATATCTACCTTGACGTTAATGATGATGGCATTGCAGAGCTGCGCCGTATTGTCTATTGCGGCAGTGAGCTTCTTAGCGATGAAGAAACAGACGTAATACCATTCCATGCTATCTGTCCTATTCCTATTCCTCACAAGTTCTTTGGTCAGTCACTTGCTGATCGCACTATGGACATCCAGTTAATCAAGTCTACGGTCACCCGTCAGATGCTTGATAACATTTACTTAACAAACAATGCTCGAATGGGTGCGGTTGATGGCCAGGTAAACATTGACGATCTACTAAACGCTACGCCTGGCGGTGTGATTCGTATGAAGAATCCTAATGCCATTATTCCTATTCAAGTGCCTAGCGTTACGGCTCAAGCCTTTCCAATTCTGGAATACATGGATACGGTACAAGCCAAGCGTACAGGTGTATCTGACGCTCAACAGGGCTTGAATCCTGACATTCTGAGCAATGTAACGGCTGCTGCGGTAGCTGCAATGACACAGGCCAGCACTGGAAAGCTAGAACTGATTGCACGTATCTTTGCTGAGACAGGCGTTAAATCGCTGTTCCAAGGGATTCTTGGCTTGGTTGGCAAGTATCAGGACAAGCCACGTATGCTGCGTATGGCTGGCAAGTATGTGCCATTTGACCCGCGTAGTTGGGCTAATCAGTTTGATGTATCTATTAACGTCGGCCTTGGCTCTGGTAATCGTGAGCAGCAGTTAGCTATGTTGCAAATGGTGCTACAAAAGCAAGAGCAGATATTGCAACAGTATGGCCCAGGCAATCCATTAGTGACGGTTGGCCAGTACCGCAACACGTTAGCTAAGTTCATTGAGGCTGCTGGCTTTAAGGATGCTGACCAGTTCATGAACCAGATCACGCCTGAGATTGAGGCGCAACTAGCTGCTCCTAAACCACCACCACCTGATTCGCAGGCCGAGTTCGCTAAGATGATGGCGCAGGTTGAGCAGGAAAAAGCACAGGTAGCCCGTGAGAAAACGCAGGCTATGTCGCAGATTGATGCGGCTAAGTTGCAGCTAGACCGTCAAAACTTGGAAGCCAGCTATGCTCAGAAGGGCGTTGAGATGGCCATGAAGAATCAGAAAGACCAGCAAGAACTCAAGCTGAAAGAGGCTGAGTTAGCTGTTAAGCAATTGCAAGCTGTACTGGCGATGGACATTGCTGACGAAGATAGCCGAACACGTCAAGCTGATATTGTTCTTAAAGCAATTAAAGAGATTGGGAACATTACACGATGAACAAAGCAGACTGGGCTAATAACCTGACACTTGATCCTAACTGGCAGGAGTTGATGTCAGAGCTGAGATCGGTAGAGTTAGCTAAGTTTACTAATAGCGACTATCACGATGTAGAGGCCAGAGAACAGGCTTACATTCGATTGAGAACGCTAGAGAGTATTACTGACCACTTGGAAGGGCTGAAAGCTCAGAAAGCCATTGACAAGAAGCGTTGGAAGATTTTGTAGTCTGACATGGCAGTTCCATGTAAAATTAAGGAAATAACAACATGAGCGAAACGACTAGCGCGACACCTGAATCAGGTAGCGGAGAGTTGACAGTAAACGATGCGGCTAACGCTTTCATGGGTTTAATGGGTAGTGACGAAGGCTCCGACGAAGGACAACCAGAAGCACAGGCTCAATCCGATGAGGACGAAGGCGAAGAACCAGAAGAAGAATCTAGCGATGATTCTGAAGGTGAAGAACAGGAAGATAGCGAACAAGAAGAACAGGAACGTACCTACCGTGTGAAGGCTGCCGGTGAAGAAAAGGACGTTACCCTCGACGAGCTTGTTAAGAATTATCAACTTGGCGCTGACTATACGAAAAAATCGCAGGCTGTAGCTGAAGAACGCAAGGTTGTTCAGGCCGAATACCAGGCGATTCAAGAGGC